TTTATAATAATTTAATGAAAGAGAGCAATTAACTACTGATTGGGCATCAGCATTAACTGAAAAACTAGAAACCACTGCGTCATAAAATCTAATAGGGCCAATACTTCCTTTTAATAAAGTAGGATTAACTTCATCAATACAAGTCCAATCAATAATATTTTGCGGGGTAATAGAATTTAAACCTCCTGCATTTCCAAACGATAATAAAAAGTTAATATTTACTGAACCCTGTATAGTGTTTTCTGGAACAGCATTAATAGAATTACTAACGCCCAAAGATCTAATTGGCAACATCGGAATGTTTTCCTCTACACTAGCAGATTGCGCAACAAAGAAATACAATGCGGGGCCGCCTGCTTCTCCAAGCTTTACTGGACAGTCATAATAAGTTGTTGCCATAATTTCCTTTACCTTATATACACTTAATAAATTAAATTGGATAAATCATCTACGTCTTTTATATATGATTTGTATGTTATATTAGCTTGCAATTCTTCAGAAATAGAGCTCGATTCTGTTAATGATACTAAAATCGGGTCTTCTATTTTAAATGTTCTTACAGCATTTTCTAAATGACATCCGCTTAATTGTATAGTGATGTCTGGCAAGTCTTGATTGCATAATAATGTACTTAATAATGGCGGCTCCAGATTATCTACATCGATAGTAAAAGACAAATCAACTTCTATTGGATAAGTAATGTCATAAATTCTTTCTCTATATTGTCCGCCTAATGTATCAATATCCATTCGTGGGATAGTTAAATTATAACTAAAAGATTGAATGCGATTAGTATCTTGGCCAGTTACGCCAATAAGAGTGATATCCCCAGCTCTTGGTATTTGAATTTGATCGTCTGGTATTTTTCCAGTTTCTGGGAAGAGTGTTGTTGGAGCTTTATTGTCTACATCTCCAAAAACATTAATTTCGCAGGTTATAGAAGGAATTTCTCCAACTGCACAAGAACATGAATAAGTAGATATAAAGCCGCTTTCAAAGCTATAATTTCCCTGGGCAGTGCCTAATCCATCCCAATTCAAAACTCCACTCAACGGCTTATCAAATAAATATAATAATGGATCTTCATTCGTAACAACAAAACTACCAATTGTAAAAGAAGAGGTAGGTTTTGCGCCGTTTAAGACTGTTCCAGCAAACATATTGCCGCCAAAAGATACTGGCTCAAAAGGTATGTCAAAATTTGCATCAATGGATTGTACTCCACGTATACCAGACCCTTCCCATCTATTTTGAGAAGAATCATATCCTTGTATAAAAACAAGTTCGTCGCCGTAACGTACTCTGTCGTAACCCATGTATTACTATACACCTATAAAACAAAAAATCCCTCCCCCTAAGCAGGGGAGGGATAAATTGTATTGTGAATAAGTTGTCTTTTTATTCTCCGAATCCAGAGATAAACAGTCCATTAGATTGATCTGTAACTCCTCCAAATTGAGAAGTAAAAGACAAATCAACTGTTTTGTTGTCTCCGATAGTCGCAGCCATATTTTGGCTTTGTAGATATGCGTTTTTGACAACGAATTGCATATTTCTGCTGTTGACATCATCGTTAGACGCACAAGGGATACTGCAGTTAATCGTAATATCTCTTTGGTCTTGATCGCTACACATAAGAGTTACTAGAGACCCCGTACTCATGTCTGCAAGCAATGCGCTAATGTTTACAGTCATATCAAGAGGGAAGTCAACGGCGCGTTCGTATGGGAAAACACTGCCAATACGATTTAGAGGCGTGCGAGCCAAAGGAACTTCAATACTGAAGTTTTGGATATGTATAGGAGTTTCGCCGTCTTCGACAGATGCTGAATCAGGATCGCCAGTAGGCAAAATAGCACCACCAATTTGAAGTTCATCTTGCTCACCACCGCCAGCACCAAATGTCATTGTGACATCGCCAGGGCGCAATGAGAATACTTCTAGGTTGCCAGAACTACCAGTTGGAATAAGATATTTATCTGTATATTCTTTGCTAGTTTCTTTGTTAATGGTAGGAGCATCTCCAGACAACCAAGCGCCTTCAACAAGCGCTTGATCAGGACGATCAAACTTCAAGTTATAAGCTTCGCAAGTAACACTCGCAGTAGGAAGATCACCAACGGCTACATTTACTGTATAATTCGTAACTGAAGCATTGCCAAAACCAACAACAGTTGTTCTGTTAGCTTTATATGGAGCATTTACATCAGCTTGACCAGAAACATTAACGTCATTGTATTCGGAAACGGTAGTAACATAATAGTTCTTTTCTTTCTTGTCGTCGTCGTCTAAAATTCCGCTAATAGCATTGGAAATGCCATCTGTAACAAGCCCAATTGTCTTTTCATTAGCTCCGTCTGCTAAAAGATAACTAAAATCTAAAGAAACGGTTGGCGCTTCAATAATTTGACGAGTGAGTGGTGCAAGTTGACCAAATTCAAAAATATCAGTTCTATTGATATCCATATCGTGACTAATATCTTGAACCCTAAATAGCTGCTGCGCTGTATCGGCATGACCGTCATCGCTAGTACGAGTAGCTTTATCAGCAAACAAAGCCTCGGATTGATAAATAATTCTATTTCTTGTTGCCATAATATATTATAAGTTTTTAAGGTTGAAAAATAAATGTTTACTACTATTACAGTTTAAATACCAAAATGGGAAATGCTATTTAAGAATAAATTCTTGGGTCTCTAACAACATTTAATTGAAAGTCAATAAATCCCACCTTGATACCTTTTCCTAACTTTAGTACACTATTTCTATCATAAAGTTTCGAAGTATTTACATCTTCTATCCAAATGTCTGGCCTTTTGCTAGCGATTTTAGTTGGATAATAATATGGTGGAGATTTAATATGAAAAAATTCTCCATATGGGAAATCCTGAAAATTAAATTGATAGGCTCCAATATTTTTCGTATCCCTAAAGTGAGAAAGAATTCCGTCTAGGCCATAATTGCTATCTGCCATTGCTACTACCCTCATATTAATGATTGTTTGGTCAAGGCCGCCCATTGCAAAAGGTTTATTGTTGGAAGTTCCCAAAGTAATGAATGCTGCGGGCACAACATAATGATCAATATTTAATTTGGATGCGTTTTCTAGTTGTGTTTTGTTATCATCTTCAACAAGAAAAGTATTTTCAATAAGCAATTCCTCCTCTGTGTCGTTTGTCATATAGACATTAAAATCTTTGGTTCTAAAGTCTCCGCTAACCGATAGGTTTGATCCGTATACATCTGGATCTAAAATCACTCGCCCTTGATTATGGTCGATGACTAAGTATGAACTAGGATCATTGCTCTGAGCGTTAAAAGATCCGTTGATGTATACGCCAGTGGGCACATCATTACCATTAGAAACAAGCTGTCTATATGGAGCGTAATAAGCATCTAAATTACTTGGCACATCATTCGTTTCTGAATAATGAGTAAAATTCATAGACTGGGGAGCAGAAACGCCAGAAGCAATTCTTGTTAATCTATCGTCAAACCATAAATAGAAACTAGACTGTATAATATGATCAAATTGTACTATCATTTTATAACAATGTTTTTCTCAAGAGATAAAATTAAATCTTGTATTATTTTGGTTAAATATGGAGTCGTAGAAAATGCAGAGCTTGAAACTGTCGCTTCTACTTGTATAGCTGTTCCTGAACGACTTTTTTCAGAATTAGTAACTAAATAATTCCCCAGTCCTGATAATCCATCTTCTATACCTTTGGCCCAACTCCTTCCAGGAGCCCAAGGCAATTTTGTGACAGATTGAATTTCTTTTTCGTCTGGAATATCTACTGTAATATAAAATACAAAATCACTTTTTCTGGATACTTTATTTCTAATTCTTATCTTTGAAGCCAACAATTCGCGCAGTCTCCCAATTGGATTGTCCCCGCTGTCAAACCCTATATATGAATACAAGTTTCCTATCCCTCTTAGAGTGCCGCTTGAATTTGACGCATTTGGACCCTCTTTTATTTCTCTAGTTATTGGATGTTGTTCAAAATCAGACAAGGCTTTCTTCTTTGCATTTTCAAACTGAGCTTGCAACTGAGGTATAATTTTCTTTTCTAGTATTGGGCCAGCTTTACTAGATAAAGTTTTTTGCAATAAGTTTCTATTGATTAGTGCCATTAATCTGCTCTTTCTAAATATATCATATAAAAATGAGGGCTAAACAAGCCTATAGCTGATGCATCTGTTTTAATCCTCCATACAAAGCCATCTATTTCTATTCTATTTGCAAATTTAAATGCTTCGTATCCAGCTGGATCTAATTTAATCCTTAGCTCTCCTTCTGATATTGGTAAATTGGTTTGCGCTCTTAATGCATATTCTTCCGCAATATATTGCTTGTCCATATACATAATTCTAGCATTAACCTCTAAAGAGGTCACTTTTTCTACAGTCTTAGTTTGATCTTTAACTCTTGAATATAACGCATTATAAGTTTGATTTGTAGCTACAAAGATTTCTTTCTTTTTTTTGTAGATAGTTATCGATCTAGAGAAAGTGTCATGTATATCAGTAAATACAGCCTCTAATTGTGCTTTTTGTCCAGGTGTAAAAAAATCAGCCATAATTATTGCGTACCACTTACAAAGTGATTCCCATCATTACCCGCCACTTGTCTTGGTGCGGCTTGATAGCTATTATAATAATAAACCAAATCTTTTAGTTCTTCTGCTGCATCTTTAGCCATAGTTAAATATAACTTAGACACATCAGTTTTATTATTTCTAACAATTAAAGAATCACCTTCTCTTAGCCTAATCCAATCAATATCACTATTTAAAGATCCATCTATTCCCCGCAAAACATTGCGAGCTTTCTTTTCATAAAAGTGTTTTAGATAAATTTGTGAATAGATATCTTGCTCTTCTAGTTTAAACGCTCCAACTGGGCAAACGTCGCCATTCGCGTCCCCACTAAATGATTTATAAATCAGGGTATTTAGCAGGCCTATATTGCCAGCCAGCCAGCCAGAAATGCTATTGATTTCGTTGGTCCTTTGGGATGCTCCAGTAGCATCACCAAACTCATTATCCCAAATGGAAGTCGCAAGATCTCCTAATTCACTCATTTATAAACCTTCCTTCATAAGCCTCAAAGCTTCTTGAGTTTTTTTGTTATTTTTATCAATTTGTATTTCTCTTGGGGCTGGAATAACCATGCTAGAGCGATTATATTCGCTAAATGCCTTGGATAATTTAGACTTTAGTGCGGTTCTTGTGCCGCTAGGAAATACGCCAGCTTTGACGGCGAGCTCTTGAAGTTCTACCATTGACATTTTAGAAATATTTTCTTCAAAGACTTCTCCAATGCTTGTACCAAATGGATTAACTTGCTTGATCCCAACCAGTTCTTCTAAATCTTTAGCTTTTTGAATAGCTTCTTCTTTGCCATTTACTTGCTTGAGATTTTCTAGCTTAGGAGTTTTCGTTTCTTTCTTTTTTGCTGTCGTTTTTTTGTTAGTTGTTTTTTTCATATTAAAATCCTTGTACCTTTGTTTACCTAATAATACTTACTACTACACAAAAATCTACTTATAGAGAATAAAAAAGGCCACCCAAAATGGGTGGCCTTTTAAAAACCTTTATAGGTATTGGATTAAACTTCGACTCCGAAGATTGCGCGTTTGTCAAGAATAATGCGACCTTCTTCAACAGAACCGTAGTAACCGATTTTGCGCTGTCTAACGCTGTATTGGTCGTCAGCGACCAAGGAGAATTCTGAACCGCTTTCGCTATCAAGAACAGTAGCTCTAAACATAGAATCCCTACTCAAGTCAAGACCAATTACTAGGTCATTTTTGCCAGCGGACAAACCTCCAACAAGCCCATCAAAAATATTGGTGAATTGTTGGTTTGGTCCAAGCTGATAAACTTCCATCAAGTTAACTCCGAAGAAGTTTGACATTTCGCCAGAGTCATTGAAAAGACCGCGACGAATATCATCTGGAGCAGTAACCCAAGCGGAATCGCCAGCAGATGGAGTAGATCCATCAGCGGCTTTGCTGTTGATTGGGTTGTATGCCATTCCACGGATATCTTCGATAACTTCAGGGCTAACTAGCAGATCGGTGAGGCCACTGCGCTTGTTGGCAGGGGTGCCACCTGACCAGGACTCATTTACACGCTTTGACTTAGTGATCAATGCGTTGAGGTCAGCGAGGATGAAGTTCCCGTCGATAGTAGACTGAATAACGTGGTTGGTGCCAGCAGATGTAGTATCAGCTAGTGTGCCAAGCATAAGATTTGAAGAAGTTTTCTCTTGTTTAAGGAGAACTTCTTGAGCAATCCTAGTGAAGGATTTGCCAACAGCGTCCAAACGGCTTTTAGCAGCGTAACGTTTATCAAAGCTAACAGCGCTATCCAATGTATAGGTTGTGAACTTTAGTTCGCTAGCTGTTGGTGCAACATGGTTAGTTGGAAGACCTCCAGGCATGGATTGTGAATATACAGTAATATAATCTTCTGCTGTGATGTCATAGTACAGATCCAATGGAATCGAAGGATTATCATCTGGATCAAAAGACATGCTAGTGAATAGATTACTTACCGTAGGAGCGTTATTAATAACTTCTGCTAGCACAGGACCCATAAAGGAGCCTAATGCAGCTTGAGCTTCGTAAGCGATTTCTCTATTATTAGAGGCCATAGCTCTAATAAGCTCCAACTGTTCTTCTGTTCTTTTTAAGGTAATTTTCATTTTGTAATTTTTCTCCAATTATCCGCAGTTAATTTGAACAATAGAATAGTTGCCAGTGGTTCCTGCTGCTCCAGCGAACTGATCTTCAGTAGCGCCTGCGGTGCGAGTGCCTTTAGCAATGATTGTTCCTAGGTTTTGACGACCACCGTGAGCAGTAACAGAACTACCAGGAGCAACTCCAGTTAGTTTGCCTTCGCCGCCTTCAGCGATAACAACATTATTTCCAACAACCCAGTTAGAGTCGTGGATATAAGCATTATTTCCATAAGCTCCGCCAGCAGAACCATTGAGAGTAACCAATCCGCGGGTTAATACTGGAACCGCTTGTCCAGATACAACCGCTTGGTTTTCAAGGGCTTTTTGAGGATAGTAAATAAGCTTTTCGCCATTTTCATCAGCCTTAGCTGTTTGATTGAGGGTCATACCCAAAACACTGTCCCCAGTCTCTGCAACAGTGACTTGGAGCACATTATTTGGATAATAATCGCGACCAACATAAGGATAATCTGTTTTTCCGAGATAACTAGAAGAATTATATTCTACTGGACCTCCATCAAGATCTCCTGCGTGAATTTTAACAAAAACGCCAGCGTCTCCATTACCCTTGGTATCTAACTGAGCATTAATGTCAGCTCCAGCAAGGGCATAAAGATTTACAACGTCTTGTTCGACATACTGTCTGAATGGTAAGACTCTTAGTGCCATAATTAATTAATATTGAATGTTAACATTTTCTTTGGTAAAAACCGAACTAAATTTTTGAGCAAGGGTTTCTTCCTGTTTGGAAGCCTCTGCGCTATTATTAGTAACTACTACTTCTTCTACTTGAGCATTTTCTAAAACATCTTCCACAGATTCTTCGACTGCTGCTCCTTCAGAAGCTTTTGATAAATTTAGAGATTCAACTCTTTTTTGAACTTCTTCATTGATTTTTTCTTGAATTTTAGCTTCAGCCTCTTCGATAAAAGCCTTAGTCTTGGTTTTCCACATGACTGCAAACTTTTCTTTGAGCCCATCAAAAGCTTCTTGGCTTTCGCCCAACTGAGAAACCTCTGAAGCAACAATCTTGCGATCATCTGCATCAAGTTCATATTCTTCATCAATTTCAGCCATTCTAGAATTAAATCTAGCTTTAGCTTCCCGCTCTTGCTTTTCCACTTCTAAAGTTTCAAGCTTAGATTGAGTTTCTGAAAGTTTTGTTTCTAATTCGGCTACAGAAGCCTTAAACTCTTCTTCGGCCTTAGCTAGTCGCTGTTTTTCAGAATCTAATTCTTTTTTCTCCTGAACGTATTGATCGCTTTTTTCGCGAATTGCCTCATTAATAACTCCAGCAATATTTGCTACAGTCTCTTTGGCATATTCTTGATTAGAAAGCTTGCTATCCAGAATTTCTTCTAATTTTTTAATAAGATTTTCCATGATTTTTGATTTTTTTGTTTTTACAGTTAAGTTGTTAGATTGTGAAATATTTTCTGAATATTTTTCATTATTCTCCATTATTTCTTCATTTTCTTCTCTTAGATTATATTTATTTACTTCTTTAAAATCTTCTGCATTTAATATATGAACTCCTTCTACATTAGCAGCTGGATTTGTGGTAAATCCTATGCCCAATGGATAAACTTCTCCTTTGACCAGTCTATATACTTTAGTTCCGTCTTTAGTTTCTCCATCTCCTCCTTCTGATTTTAAATATTTTTCAAATTCTCCAATCATTTTAGGATCGCTAATAATTTCTGCCTCTCTTAGATCTTTACTTCCTAAAGCGATTGCAAATTCATTAAACCCTAATTCCCAACTAGCCGAAATTTGTTTATCTAGTCCATTTTCTACAGCAGACTCCAATATTGCGGCAAATTTAGGATTTACAGTTTTATATACAACGGCAGCAAGAGCAATATTAAAAGGGTTATTTAAATCTTGAACTTGATCGTTTGAAAGTAATTCGCTATTAGCAAAACTACTAAAAGAGCTGCCTACAATATGTCCAACGATTTTTTTTCTTTCGTGTTCAATATTTGCGGGCTTATTTATAAAATAATCTTTTATATTGATTGCCGTTTGGCTATCGATGCCATCTCCGTTTTTATTAAACTGATTAACTACTGCCGCATTAAATGCGACTCCTAATAAATCTATATTTTTATTAAGGTTAACCTCTTTGGGCATTATGTCTTTTAACGATGACAATGAAGCGTTACTAACGTTCCACCTCTGCCATTCTTCTGACTCTAGTTGTGTGCAAGCTATAATTGAGCTAGCAAAAGAAGTAGTGTACTTAAAAGGTTTCATTTGTGCATATTACACACAAAAACACAAAAATACTAATTTTTACTATGATACAGGAGCGAAGCTTCGTACAACTTAACGTTATGACGAGCGGCCAAAGTATTAATTTCTTCTAATACTCCTAGAGACTCTATTTTAGAAAAATCTTCTATACATTCTTTAGCAGTTCTTTCCCAGTTTTTTTGTTCTGTGGAAATTACAATGCTTTCACATAAAGAGTCAATTAATTGTTTCTTTTGCTTATTGAGTCTTTTAATTTTATATAAACTTTTAACTTGGGCTGTAACAGATTTCTTAAAATCTTCTGTTTTATAAACTGCGCTTTGAATATCTTTTGTTGTATATTTCTCTTCAGTACTTGCGGCAGATTCCAAAGGAATGTCCGTGGTTCCATTGGGGCGACCTGGAGATTGTGGGGTTTGATTAACCTCAACATCTTCTTGCTCTTCTTCTGCTCCAGGAGGAGCAACCATAGGCACTCCCCCTACTAATGGATTATAATAACCCTTTTCTCTATCTTTGATATAGTCTGACTGAGAGCTTTCTAAGTCTTCCTTTTCTGGCATGACTCCAGTTTCAATAGCTCTAATCCCCTGGTCTGGAGTTAACACTCCTAATTCCATCAGTCTAGTTACTACTCTCTGGAACTGGACTTCATTTTTAAGATCAATATCCTCAAATTTAGCGATGGGATAATCCCTGAACCCAAGCTGCTGACAAACTAATTTGATTTGCGGCTGGAGAAAATCATTTAAAAATGCATTTCTAGATTCTTTTAGTCTTTCTAAAAAGATTTTGGCCTTAACTTCTGTGTTAGAGTATTTTTCGTTACCAAGAATAATGTTCTGAAGTCCTTCTTTAATATCCTCATTAACGACTTTGTATTTTTCAGACCCCAACACTTTATTTAGGTCAGGCATGACAAAATCTGCTTTTGTTGTATAATCAGAAACCAATACCCTACCTACGCTTTCGTTTTGGAAAAGGCCTTGCATCGCAGATAGATTCTGAGGATTAATACCCCCTTTATCAGGTTCTGCTCCCATTGTGATTAACAAAATAACATTCTCAACAGTCTTTACGATAGCTTGGTCGATTTTCTTTAATTCGATTTTCCAGTTCAAATCGTCAAGCACTGGGAATCCAAACGGCATAGCGAATGGTTCGTAATCTTGCTTTTTATAAAAAGAATAAATTAATTTTTTTGCATCTAGCAAAACCAAAACTCCTTCTTGAGTAAAAGACCCTTTTTTAATGTCGTTTTTTGTATCTTCTGGCAGTGCTTCAAATACCTGCTTGTCATAATCCGTCTTTGGATCTCTTAAAGATTCTAGCTCATATTCAGAAAGGAGCTTTGCGTAATTGCCATATTGTCCGCCCTCTTTACTGAATGTTAAAGCTCTTTTCGCGATGATATCATATGGGTTTAAAAAGGTATACATGATTGGGATTTTACCTTTTTCTATAAATTCGCCCCTAGCTCCATATACAGTTTGCATTCTTTGTATATCTGCACTAGAATATTTGCCGTCTATTCTGTACATGAATACATTTCCACTCCTGTAGTATTCCCTAAAGTACTGATCTTTAATTTGCCAAATTTTTATTTTCTCTAGCCATTTATAAATAAACTTTTTGACTTTTTCATTCCCGCCAGTTAGATAAATGTCAGAGTTCGAAAATTCAGACATAATATCAATCGCGTTTCTAAATATAGCTATGTTCGCATAAGCTTTTTGACATAACTGAATCGCATCCCTAATATCTACATGTCCATTTTTTTTATAAGAGTAGGGCAAAATACCTTCTGCGATATTTACAAACCTATCTAGTATCGGAGCTTTGGCAGCTAAATTCTCTCTCCATTCCGTGGCTGAAGATCCAGAATTGCCCCTTGTATAACAACTCGCTTTTGCAGTGTAATAAGGACTGCCCTCAAATGAAGGCTCCCAGTCTTGGTTTAATTTATATAAATCTTCTAGGTTTGAAGTTGAAGCGTTGCTCTCTTTATTAAACTTATCCCAGTATTTAGATTTTTTTATATATTTTCTTGGCATGTAATATTATACACGAAAGTTAGGCAAAGTTAAAAAGTTAACTTTAAAACTTTTAATTACCTAATAAACATTGGGGTAAATCCTTGATAAATTGGCTTATCTTGAGCATTCATCATGTCATAATATATACCAACCATCCAATTCCCCAGTACCAATGCTGAATAAGAGTCTTTTCTTGGTTTGTTTGGCCCAGTTTGCCTTTTGAGATTATCTGGCAAATCAAAAGTTTGCGTTCCTTGTGGAGAGGTTTTGATCTGGATTAATGCACATTCAGCTTTTGTTAAATTTATCATGTCATGCTGGTGCTCTAAGAAATCTATCATTCTCGCGCCCTTCTCCATGTTCATGGAGCCGTTGTCAGCAGTTGTTGGTAGATATTTCAACCCTTCGATTGGGATATGCTTTTTTCTTTGGTTTTGATAACTATCATTGATCGCTCTTGCCGCAAACCATAGCTTTTTATGATCAAAGTTTCTTTGTAGCAATTCGTTGGCTTGTCTAATCCATGTTGAGCTTGGAGTTCTTAGATAGCAAGTCTTACCAGAATTATATTGACTTTTGGCGTCTCTTAATGATTCTTCATATTTAGTAAGATCATCAAATTTTACGTCCATCACATTAATCTTAATTTTGTCTTCTTTAAATAATTGGCTTTCATTGACAGAATTAATAAATTGAACGCCTCCATTATAGTCTCCAACAATAGCAACTATATTAAAGCTTTTTAATAAATAATGAAAATAATTAATATGATCTTTGAGCTTCGCCCCAGGTAACGCATAGCTATGAACTAAAACGGAAGTATTGTTAGATTCGTTTAATTTCAAAACCTGCATGGCGAAATCATCACTGCTTTCTGTTTCTGCCCAACTTGGGTCAAAAGCCAGAATATATTTTGCTCCTGGTTCTCCAGCCACTTCTATAGATGGGTCATCTCCATCTTGCACTGTACATTTAGCCATTGTAGAAGTTTTAAAGTAGCCGCTACTATCATCGGTAAAGACAGCCCCAAACTCTCGATCAAACTGAGATTGACTCATGGATGCCCTAGCCTGATTAATAAGGTTTTGGTCATAAAGAGCCTTTGGCGCACAATCATAAGAGAAATGCATAATGACTCGCCTAGCATTTTCACCATAAGGATTATCTTCTTCTTTTATGTGTCCATGAATAAGGTTTTCAAATTCTTGGTATAGCTTATACATATACTCAAATTTATAAGAAGCCGAAGACAAAGTAATCAATTTATTGTTTGGCCACTTATGCCTTTCTTCTTCTTTCATTTTTCCCTGTTCAATCAATTTTGATTCAATTTGATATAATTCTTCCCGTTGGGTTGGATTTTGCACAACAGACAAGAAAGGTACAATAACCTCGTTATATACTCTTTCTGGCATAAGCAAAAATTCGTCAATAATAATTCTATGAAAACGAAAGCCCCGAAGTTTTTCACCATCGCCAAGTGGCAATGCATGAATTTTACTTTGGCCAAATTCTAATGTCCATTGATCGTTTTGTTTAGATTTGCGAGTTATACATTGGGCCAGATATTTTGCTTCGGGTTTGGCAGCAATGTCTTCGACTTTTCTAAAAATCATTTTAGCCTGCCTAAATGACTTAGATAGGATTCCTATTTCGACCCCTTGGTTTAAAATAGCATCTAAAAATGCAAAAATAGCAGTGGTAAATGAATTATGATTAATAAAACCATCAGATACATAACAATTTTCATTTTTTACTTGAAGATCTACTGTAATGTTTTCAGATTCCTCAACATGATCAACAAAATCAAAAAATAAATTCTCGTCAATTAAAGGGGTTATTTTTCTAGAATGTTCTTCGCTTAAATATGGAATTATTTTTTTTGCAAGATTTCTAGAGGTGTTTTTTCTAAAATTCAGTTTCGTATAACCATTGCATTCCTTAAGGCATATTGATTTTTTATGCATTTTTTTTGTTAAGTAATCGCCGATGTAAGGAATATATTCAGAAAACTCGTTGTCTTTGTATTTATAATCTTTTACCTTAAGAAGGGTTTTTTGTTTTCGAGACACATTGAATCCAATTTGAAAAAAGGCATTTATATTTTTTTGGGAGGTTATTCTTATTGACCATGCCTTTTTACAGACGTATTCTTTTTTACCAAAAGAGGATAATCCACCCTTAAAACATGTTTTTGTTGCAGAAGTTATTCCTAATTGCAAAAGAAGATTTCTGACCTGTTTTATAAGCTCCTTACTAGAACTCGTGAATCCAACGACAACTTGAAATGATTTTTTTTTCTTGTTTGCTGAGCAGTATCCATCTGTATCAAATAACCCACGAAGCAAATTACAAGCATTAATTTTAGAACATTTTAAAAGTTTTGAAGGTATACTTTTTTCGTGCGCCAATTTGAAGTCAAAGCCACAATGAAGAAGGAAATCCACTAAAGCGTTAGAGTAAATATTTAATGTTTTGACTTTTCCTTCTTTTGCTTTCGTTTCGGAAAAGCCTAAGCCGATTTTTTTTGAAAAGCTTTCTATAAAGCGCTTAGTTTCATCATCCTCGGAGGTTATTTGTATCCCCTTCCTTGCTTTAAATATATGTCCGTCTCCAATCAGTAAACCAAAAAAATAATACCAATCAGGAATGTGAGATTTTTCTAATTTTAATATTTTTGCATTTGGATGTTTGTTTTGTCGAAAACCCTCGAATATATCAGCTTGATCAGGAAAACTGGTAGTCTTTCTCATTATTAAAACATCGCCTTGTTTCAAATCTTTTGCAAATCTCCATTCTTCTTCTAAATTTTTATTAAGAACTAGGACTCTATGATAATCCAACCCTTCAGATTCATAACCTTTTTTTGATGTAACTTTATAGGTTTTTTGTTTTTTATTTACCGTCTTTCCTTCTACGACATTAAAATCATTTTTACTTTGAACTTTTTCTCCAACTTTAACATCTATAGCTTTTTTTAAACCAGAGTCTGTCCATACTAAGTCGTCATATGCTAGACACTTACTCATCCCGCGAGAGTTATGATGAACAATCCCGTTGCCAATATAATTTTCTTCGTTTTCGACAGTAATATCTACAGAAGTAGTTTTACAGTTTTGAATTTTTTGAACTTTGGAAAATACAACCCGCTCCTTTTGTATTTCATTGATTAAATTTCGCGCATTTGCATCAAGATTATTTAATTCCTTAAATCTATTTTGAGAAAAATTATCACTCCATGATCCACGCTTTCCAATAATTTCCTTGAAAGATCCTTGTTTTTGGAGCACCTTACCTAAGCCTGGGACTAGGTTATTTTGATAATTCCTTTTTTTAGACCTTTGTATTATTTTTTTTAAATTGTCTTTTTTATGCTTAACAATAAAATCTATCTCGCCTTGGAACTTTAATAACGAATAATAATCATTACTAAGAATTAAATCATAATAAGGTACTCCATCATGTTCGCCGCTTTTTCTTAAGCTTGATTGAACGCCTAAATTATTTAATAGCATTTTTATTTGCCTGAGCATTTCTAGTGATGTGTTTTTCAATCCAACCTTACTAGAGTTTTTTAAATAAGATGCATATCCATCCGCATCAAATAAACCTCCTATAAGAGCACATAATTCTTGTTTTGAAGCTTGCAGGAGTTCATCAGGGATAACTTTGCTTTTGCTCTTTAAGGACTTGTCCCAACCAAAGCTTTCTAAAAAAGATACTAATTTTCGGTTATATATAGAATACTCGTAAAAATTTAAATTTTCGCTTCTCTGCCTAGAATAAGATTTTAGATTATTTGCGTTAATAAATTTTAAAATAGTGTCTTGTATTTCTGAATTTTCAGAACAATAATGCACTCCATCTTTATCAACATAGCCATCGCCAAGAACATACCCAAATAAATAAAATAAATAAGGGGATCTTTTAATTTTTGAATTCTTTGTTATATTTTTATTGCCCCAGACTTCAGTTCCAAGCTTGATGGGTATATAGTCTTCAGTCGTAATGTCCTTTATGTTTTTGAATTTAAATTCTCCTTTTGTATCGTAGACTAAAGTTTTGTGGCCAATTTTCGCCTTAAACGAATCTCCAGACTGTGTTGATATAAATAGCCCGTCTTCTTCTTTATTCGTCCACTTGTCAGAAACAGAGTTTAGTTTTTTTCTAGACCTAACTTGATCTCCAACTTCAATATTTTTAATTTTTTTAAATCCAGATTTAGTGAGGACGTATTCGTTTTGATCCAAGCACCACACGCCTAAAAAGTAGTCGGTTTTAAACATTGACTTGATCGCCATGTGCTGAAATGGAAATAATTTTACTCCACTTAACAAATCAACAGCAAATGTAGTATTATCTCTTAAAAATTCATACAACAAAAGCTTGGCCTGCTTTTCTTCAATAAAGCCTTTTGTGTTAGCGATGCGTTCATTGGCATCGTCTTTTTCGTATTTTTGTATTCCTTCTTCCCAACTCATAGCCAATTCCTTAGTTGCGAAGGATCTAAAAACCCTTCCTTATAGGCGTATATTAAATCCAGCCAATCATCTTTTTGTTTAATATATACTTCATAAAAACACATATCTCTATATACTTCTAAATCATATTCTCTGACCATAAATTTCCAATCTTTTAATATATTTATAAACCCAGGCAAACACTTAAAATGTTTTCCATCTGTTTTTCTCTTAACTATCAATTCCATATGTGTCAACATAATATTGAAAATCTACATTCCAAAACTTTTTTCCACCAATTAGTAGCTTAGGAATTATTGTTTGAGAATTTGTTCTGTTCCCGCTAAATATAAATTGACATACGTCAGAGTAGTTATGGGTAATACTTCTTATGTTGTGAAATATATATTCTAAGTTTGATTTATGTGGCCCGAATATATTATTCTTTTTTAATTTAGGAATAGAGGTCTCCGCCACAATATATACATAACTATTAAACTCTCGCGCTCTCTCCAGCTCATTCTTAAATCTTTCTAATCCCTGACTCAATGTGCCCTTTAAGTCCGACTCGCTCTTTCTATCTATGTAGGTATAGGTGTAATTATCACCACCTATCGTATAATCTCCAAAATCCAGCTTCATGAGTTCGGAATTGTTGAAATGCAATGGTTGCTGCTCTCTCGTATCAATAAATACTTTAAGGTCTTTTAATTTTTTCGAAGATTCAAAAAATTGTCCAGGAGATGCCAGCCCGCTTTTAAATAAAGGTTCGACATTAATTTTATTACATGCATTAGAATAACTTCCAAAATATTTAATAAAAACATCAAGAGAAGGCAATTGCAAAGTTTCAATTTCAATATGAGAGGGAGCATATCTCAAATCCTTATGTTTAACGCGAAATTCTAATTGATTAATAATATATTCCTTGACTTCGTCTTCGGGCGATTTATCAATCCACTTTAACATTTGACTCCTATTAGAGAAGTCTTTAGTAAAGTAATCAAATTTATTCTTAAAGGGAAGTTTGTCGCCAGTTAATTTATTAATGCGGGGGTATTCTTGGCAATAATATTCTGCAACAGTAAGCTTATGCTTTTTAAAATGAGAATGTAAAGCGCGTTCTGATTTGAAACTCTCAGAACAAATTTTGCAGTAAAGATTCGGCTTTAGCGGATTAATCATATTGCATCTCCT